GGGCGCGACGGTCAGGATCCAGCGCTCCGACCCGGTTACCTGGCCTGCGGACCGGGAGGTGCCGTCATGATGCGCGCAGGCCGGCCCCCGGCAGCCATCATCGCCGCTCCGCCGCGCACGGCAGCCGAATGGGCGGCCCAGGCCGCCGCCAAGGGGGCGGCGGTGATGGACCAGCGCAAGCCCGGCTGGCGGAAGCGCATCAACCTGGAAGCCTTCTCCGTCGCCTCGGTGCGGGCCTGCGTCCTCGGCCAGAACTACGGCAGCTACGGCGCGGGCATGGAGGCGCTCGGCATCGGCCGGACAGGCGCCGCGGAACTCGGTTTTATCTGGCCCTGCGGTCAGGTGGACAACGACGAGCTGATACGGGCGCTCGATGAGGCGTGGCGGTCCCAGATCGGGAAGCGGGCGGCATGAGCCAGACGGACGGCATGTTCGGCGCGCTGATCCTGCGGGAGCGGACGATGCGGCGGTGGTCCGTGCGTGACCTCGCGGCTGCGTCCGGCGTCTCGCTGCACGCCATCAGCAGGGCCGAGCGCGGCCTGTCGGATCCGTGCCTGTCGGTCGCGCTGAAGCTCGCCGGCGCGCTCGGCATTGATCTCTCCTGCCTGGCCAGGCAGGAGACGTGCCTGAACTGCTACGGGAATCCCCCCGCCGGCTTCACCTGCAATGAGTGCGGGAGGGGCGAGCCGCTGTGACACTCGCCCAGGCACGCAGGAACATCGGCGCGGAAGTCATCTACAGGCCGTGCGATCTCTGCGCGCTCGGCACTGAGCGCGGGACCATCACGTCCGTCAGCAATAGCCAGGTGTTCGTGCAGTACGCAGGCGGCACGAAGGCAACCCGTCCCGGTGACCTGACGCTATCCGCCAGGCGCAATCCGGCGGTGCCGTCATGAAGCGCGGCGCCCCGCTGGCACGGCGGACCCCGCTGGAGCGCAGGCAGTGGCTCAGGGCCGAGGGATGGCTGCCGCGCCAGAGCGCACCCGGAGAGCTTTCCGCCACCTCGCAGACAGCCAGGAGGCAGCCTGCCGGGTGGCACCGGAAGGACACGATCCCGCCGAAGGTGCGCAGGCTGGTGAGCGCCCGCGACCCGTGGTGCCTGCGCTGCGGCTCGCCGCGAGACCTGGAGCAGCACCACCGGCGGCTCAAGCAGGCCGGGGGAGACCCGAGACCCCATACGGACTGCTGCTGCAACCTGATCCGGCTGTGCACGGGATGCCATGCCTGGGTGCACGGGCACCGGGCCGGGGCTGAGGCGCATGGCTGGCGGCTGCCAGCCGAGACGATCACGCCCGGTTCCGATGGCGTGATGCGGAACAGCGACGACGGCGGGGTCACGTCATGGCCGTCGTGCGGCGGGAAGTGGCTGGACGAGGCCCCGGCTGACGGGGAGGCGGCGTGATCACTCCCTACGAGCAGTTCCTTGCGTCCAAGGCCCAGATGGGCGAGGCCAGCGGATTCGAGCCGCTGTGGATGCCGGACCAGATGTTCCCGTTCCAGGCATTCCTCACCGAGTGGGCGATACGACAAGGCCGCAGCGCACTGTACGAGGACTGCGGCCTGGGCAAGAGCTTCCAGGAACTCGCGTGGGCGCAGAACGTGTACAAGCACACCGGGAAGCCCGTGCTGCTGCTCACGCCGCTCGCGGTCACGTTCCAGATGCAGGCCGAGGCCCGCAAGTTCGGCATCGACGCCGAGATATCCCGTGTCGGCACCATTCCCGCCGGGATCACCATCACCAACTACGAGCGGCTGGAAAAGTTCAGCAGCGACGACTTCGGCGGCGTGGTCTGCGACGAGTCCAGCGCGATCAAGTCCTTCGACGGGGTGCGCCGGGCGATGGTGACCGAGTTCATGCGAACCGTGCCGTACCGGCTGCTCGGCACGGCGACAGCCGCGCCGAATGACTACATCGAGCTCGGCACGTCCAGCGAGGCCCTGGGCTACCTCGGCCACATGGATATGCTCGCCCGGTTCTTCACGAACAAGGAACGGACCAGCAAGTCGCCGGGTGGCCGGTGGCGCGCCCGGTCCGGCGAGGAATGGCGGTTCCGGGGCCATGCGGAGGAGCCGTTCTGGCGCTGGGTGGCGTCGTGGGCGCGGGCCGCGCGCAAACCGTCGGATCTGGGGTTCGATGATGACGGCTTCGCGCTGCCGCCGCTGATCCAGCACCGGCACGTGGTGGAGGCGTCGTCCCCGGTACCGGGGACGCTGTTCGATGTCCCGGCGAACGGTCTGCATGAGGAACGGGATGAGGCCCGGCGCACCGTCACCGAGCGGTGCGAGAAAGCGGCGGAACTGCTCGCCAGCGCCGACCCGGGCATCGCGTGGTGTCACCTCAACGACGAAGGGCACCTGCTGACCCGGCTCATCGCCGGCGCGGTGGAAGTGGCCGGCTCCGATCCCGTCGAGGCGAAGGAGGAGCATCTCGCCGCCTTCGGCCAAGGGGAAATCCGGGTCCTGGTCACCAAGCCGAAAATTGCGAGTTGGGGCCTGAATTATCAGAATTGCCACCAGATGACGTACTTCCCGTCGCATTCCTTCGAGGCGCTCTATCAGGCGGTACGCCGCTGCTGGCGGTACGGCCAGCACCACCCGGTCACCGTGGACGCCATCACCACCAAAGGCGGCGAGCGGGTATTCGCCAATCTCGAGCGCAAGGCGGTGCAGGCAGACCGGATGTTCAGCGCGCTGACCGCCCACATGCGCGACGCGCTGGCCATCGCCCGCGCCCAGGAGCACAGCCGGAAGGCGGAGATTCCCTCATGGATGTCATAGACCAGGACATCACCGAGCGCTATGCCGTGTACAACGGCGACTGCATCGAGGTCATGCCTGCGCTGCCCGCCGCCAGCGTTCACCTTTCGGTTTACTCCCCGCCATTCTCCGGGCTGTACATGTACTCCTCTTCTGAGCGGGACCTGTCGAACTGCCGGAGCTACGAGGAATTCTTTGCGCATTACGAGTTCGTCGTCGCGGGAATTGAGCGCCTGACCATTCCGGGCCGGATCAGCGCCGTGCACTGCATGGACATCCCGTCCGGCAATTCCGGCGGTGATCAGGCGGTGGACTTCCCCGGCGACATCATCCGGCTGCACGGCCGCCACGGGTTCGGGTACGTCGGCCGCCACGTGATCTGGAAAGAGCCGCTGGCCGTCCGCAACCGGACGATGGTCAAGGACCTGACGCACCAGACGACCGTGCTGGATTCCTCCCTCGCCGGCCTGGCCTCAGCCGATTACCTGCTGATCTTCCGCCGGGCCGGCGGCAACGCCGTGCCGGTGGCGCACCCGGACGGGTTCGGCACCTACTACGGTGCCGCGAAACCTCCTGCCGATGTGCTGCAGTACCAGGGATGGACAGGTAACCAGATCGAGAACAGGTACTCCCAGTGGGTGTGGCGCCAGTACGCCTCATCGGTGTGGGATGACATCCGCGGCAACCTCGGGCAGTGGGACGACCGCAGCCACATGGCCGTGCTGCCTTACCGCGAGGCCCGCGATGAGGCAGACGAACGGCATGTCCATCCGCTCCAGCTAGACGTGATCCGGCGCGTCATCGACCTGCGCACCAACCCCGGCGAGACGGTTTTCACGCCCTTCATGGGCGTCGGCAGCGAAGTTTACGCAGCGGTGGAACTGGGGCGCAGGGGCGTGGGGATCGAGCTGAAGCCCGGCTACTACCGGCAGGCGCTGAAGAACCTGGACGCAGTTGACGCGGATCACGCCGAGCCGCTGAGCCTCTTTGATGCCGCCGGGGAGGCAGTGTGATCCGCACCCTCGCTCTCATCCCTCTTGCTGTCGCCGCTTCTGCCCTGGCGGGGATAGGGGCCGGGCTGGTCACGGGGTGGCCTGGTGCGGGGTGGGCGGTTTCCCTCGGCTGCCTGTGGCGGTTCGCCCGGGCGCTGACCGAGGGGAGGCGGCCGTGATCATCAGGGCGTGGCGCTGGTGCCTCGGGACAGCCGGGCGGATCTGGTACGCGGTCACCGGGCAGATGCCGGACTTCCCGGCTGACGGCAGGCATCTGAGCCCTGACGAGATCGAGAAGTGGACGGACATCGCGCTGGCGCTGCGGAAGGACCGGGCCGTGTACGCCGACGACCCGCACGACCGGGAGCGCCCATGAGCCGGTACAGCGGTGCCGACATCGCCGCCGCCTGCGTCTGCATCGGCGTGCTGGCGACCTTCCTCCTGGTGCTGGTAGTGCGCTGCGTGCACCGGGAGCGGAAGTGGCCCCGGTACGGACTCCAGGGCAGGCCGCAGCGAAGGAGGCGGCGGTGAGCTACATCGTCGACACGCTGACCGCTATCGGCACCGGGGCCGTGTGCGGTGCGCTGGTGCTGCTGGTGCTGCACCTGCTGCTGCGCGGCCGTGAACCGGCAGGCACTGGCGATCAGGCGTGGCGCGACATCAGGACGTTCCTGCCAGACGAGGCCAGGGACTTCGACCCGATAGCGCACCTGGACCCTGACCGCGCCAGCGACGAGAAGAGGCAGGGGATGAGCGATGCCTGAGTACCTGCGGCTGAAAGTGACCGTGGAGGTTGAGTTCAGCATCAGCGGAGCCGAGTACCCCGAGGCGGTCCGGCAGGTTACCGAGA